GATTTCGTTTGGAAGGGTATTGAGCGCGGCACATTTACCGCTCCAAAACAAAAAAGGTTTTCTGAAGAAGAAATAGCAGAGCTACGGAAGAAGAATGTAATCGTCGTTGACTTTACTGGCGTCGATTTTGGTGACAAGGAAAGTACGATTTCGATGATCGAGAGCGGGGTGCCTGTAAAAGTAGGCAGTCGCAATCACACTGTAACAGCAATCGTTGGCGAGTTGGTTGCGAAGAGACACCCTCTCGAAAAGATTTCTGAGCGGGTGCATGAACTTATGTCCCTCCCAAACTGGGAACATCCATTAGATGAAGAAGAGGTAGAGAGAACTATAGAGTCAATCGTTTCCCGGGACAGGTTGCAAAACCCAGATGCTTGGCATGGCGACAACTACAAAGAACAAACTCCAGAGGTCGCTCCTGTAAAAGAGCATCGTCAAAAGCTTCAACCATTAATAACAAACGAGAACTTGGATGAGCTACGAGATCAGATTGGAGACCAACAATTTATTATGTACCCTGCCCTGACACTGCCAGCTATATGTCAGGTGTATGGTTACTCCGGGCACGGCAAATCTCTTTTCACCGCGCACCTTCTTTATGCTGCCTGTGTTGGTAAGGACTTCGGTGTCTTTGAAAACAGAAAACAAACGCGAGTTCTGTATCTCGATTATGAGAACAGCTTAAATGAAATTCTTGAGCGGATGGAAAACCTCAGAAAGATCTTTACTGACTGCGACGACAATGGGTTTGCTATATACACTCCGGCAATGAAAGACGGAACTGTGCTTACTCTAGATACAGAGCAAGGCATAAAAGAAGTAATGGCGAATGCTGAAAGTCACAAAGCGGAAGTGATTGTGATAGATACTTTTCGAACAGCGTTTAATGGCTTCAGCGAGAACGACTCTCACCAGTGGGCAGAAATAAATCGAGCAATCCTGGTGCTGCGAAACGCTGGTTATGCAGTCATTGGTTTGCATCATGCAAACAAGGTTCAATCATCCCAGAGCAAATCCGGCACAGCTCCCCAGCTTGGATCTGAAGCTGGTTCGACGGCGCAGTTAAACTTGCTGGAAGTGCAGATGCGGGTGACACAAATTTATCCAGATACGGAAGCTGGCAATGCGGAGGCTGAAGAGACAAAAGGCATTGTCGATGACACGGGCTGGGAAGCTTTGCAAAAGGCAAAGCGCAAAAAGGAAGAACTGTATAATGAGGAATACTTCATCAGGACAGCCATCAAGGTTAGCTACGGCAAGGTCAGAAACAGAACCCCTGCCCACCGGACCAGCTATATAGGATTTGGCGAAGCACAGGATGGAGAGCCAGTCATAATTGCCAGCACTCCGCTGAGAAAACGGGTTCAGTATCTTGTTGATATGGGTAGCCAGAAGGCGACGGTTGCTGCCGAATACAACCTTCCACTGCACCTAATTGATGAGTGGTGTGAAAAAAAACTGGAAAAAAATGATACCGTGGAAACTGTCTTATGAAGAGCTTATCTGATGGGCCAATCGATTAGGTTTCTCAAGCGAACCCGAAGTGAGCGTGATGAACTCTTCATATGGGCTTATCATAGACGACCGATTCTTTTTAATAAATCGGCCGGGACAGGGCTGTCAATAGATTTTTTATATGCATAAATAAAACTTTGTACTATATTTACCCGTAAGTTTGTTTAACAGCTAACTTATGAGGAACTTGAATGCCAGCCAGACCAGTTATTAAGGCTGACATTGACCAACTAAAAAGAAACTGGGCATCACAAATGCCCCTGAAACAAATGGCATCTGAAGTGGGATGCTGTGTGGATACATTAAAGCGTATCCTCAATCGCGAAGGGATAGCAATATTCCCTGCAGCCAAATATCAAACTTCAAAGCGTCAGCGTCAGCAAGTTTGGGAAAGAGCCTGCCTAAGCTGCGGCTCTAAGAAGCCGCGCCCCCGGTGGCAATACATCTGCAACAAATGCAAGGAGCTTCACGCTGACTTCGCGTGATGACAATTGCAAGTTTCGTATTGAAATACTTGCAAACATCAACGACCAGCTAGACGAGCTGGTTGCATACAATCACTTGACTGCTTCAGCAGCTGATGAACTGCTGCTTCAGATCTCATTAAAAACATTTCAACATCGAGAGGAAGATGATGGCGAAGCTGAAAAATCCCAAAGCAAAGGGCGACAAGTACGAGAGGGAGTTAGCAAAATACTTTAACGATGTAATCTTCGGTGGAGAGCCTCGCGTAAGCCGCGCTCCCCTCTCTGGGGGAGGGTCGCTTAACTGGCAAGCCGGAGGTGCCGATCTTTTAGGTTTACCTTTGTGGTTTGCTGAAGCCAAAGCTGTCGAGAAACTAAACTTCCGAACCGCCCTGGCACAAGCCGAAAGAAATGTAGGCATCAGAGACACTGGTGACATCCCAGTAGTCTTCTCGAAGATCAACCGCGAACCAATAGAGGATAGTGTGGTTGCTCTTCGCCTAAAGAATTTTTATCCATTGATGAGAATTCAGTATCAACTAAATCGCATCATTGAATGGGACGACCTTGATTCGGAGTTTTAATAAACTCGCCAAATGGCTAAAACGAAAAACCCTATGGCGAAGCTTCTCTCAAGCAACGCCTACGCCCAGCGAGTTGTCCGTCCTAAGAAAGGCAAGGGAAGTTACTCGCGTAAACAAGCTCCCCTTGAAGCCTATGGTCGAGCTTGATGAACAACGCTTGCAGGTTCTGCTAAACAGAGCCGCTACGGATGGTGCTAGAGAAGCCCTGAAGCAAGTTGGGCTGGGTGACCCGGAGGCTGGCAAAGATATCCACGACCTTAGAAATCTACTCGATGACTTCCGCTCCGCGAAAAGAACCATTTCAAAAACAATTCTCAAATCCATCACCGTAGCCATACTTGGTGCCATCGCTGCCGCAACGTGGCTAAACTATGGCCCCCCAAAATAGAACATGTAATATCTGTGGCGAGACAAAGCCACTAGATGATTTCCCTATGACAGGCCGCTGGCATCTGAACAAGTGCCGACCTTGTTGGAGAAAAAGTTACAGGAGGTATCACATGGCAAAATCGACAAGACTCCGAAGATTTATACACGACTGCAAGAGAAAGTCAGAACGCATGAACTGGCCCTTCGATCTCACAAAAGAATTTCTGGAAGAACTATTCGAAGATCAGAAAGGCTTGTGCCCAATCACCGGTTTTGAGATCACACTGGAGGGGGCACAGGAATCCAACCTTAAACGCTTCACCGCCTCCCTCGATAGGATTGACAGCAGCAAGGGCTACACCAAAGACAATGTCTGGTTTGTCACACTCCAGGCAAACTACATGAAGAGCCAGTTAACGATGGATGAACTGGTAAACTGGTGCCAGAAAATTGTCGAATACCAGTCGAAGAAAGTTCCATCCAAATAAAACCGAAACCGAATCGCATTTGTGGTTATAAGAAAAAAGACGCTTGAACTTTCTGTTCGTGCGCCTTATGAAGTTGCTATCCAGTTGCCTTTGTGGTGAAGCTGCTGGGTTTGTTGTGGGGGCTGGCCTTTTAGGTCAGTCCCTTTTTATTCTCAGTGCAGGACCATCAGCAAGTTTGTCTGTCAATTCCTCTACCAGCCAGACGATTGCATTCATCGCTGCGTACTTTCCAAACTCCTCCTCCATTTGTTCCTTAGCATCCATCAACCCCTTAACGGCACACCGGACAGCTTCATCCTTTGCCTGTGCCTGCCTACCAAAGATCTCTTCTTGATTTTCTGGTAGGCCAAGTCTCTCTAAGATATATTTAGTCATACAACCTCCTGCAGCAAAGCGGTAACATTAGTGTTGAATTTTTTATACAACAGGATGCTGATTTGTATCTATGACAAAATCTGCATCAGGCAAATTTTGCCTGAGCCTTCAGCAAGCCGTCTTTGGCACAGTCATCAACCGGCATATCAAGATATGAAGTCGTTTTTCTCAATTCCTCTTGAGCGGCATACATTGTTGGAACCCTCATTGTCTGCCTGTTGTTCTCGTCCATTAAAAACCTGATAAACCATTCTGGGTGATCGAAGACGTTGACCCATTGATCCCAAAGGGCACTGGCCAGGGTGGTTTTGTCTAGAATATTTTGAGCCACAGTTATGCCTCTTTGCAGAATTGCCAGCTTGCTGGTGAGTTTGCGTCCCTCGACTCTAACGTAATACTGCTTTTCATTTCTGGTGAATGCACTGTCAACTTCGTTGTACAGCCGATCAGGAATGCTTGGATTGGTATGCTGCTTGAGCAAATCTGCCATCGCTCTCTGCGAAGACGTTTTCCCCGTACCAACGATATTCAATGGCAGCCCCAGTAAAGACTTTCTGTTAGCTAAAGCTCTTTGATCCTGAAGCAGGACACTGTTATAGGTTCCCAGCGAGATGTGAGCCGCTATAACGCCCCATGCGGAAACCATAGGCATTTGAAGTGCCTGGCGTTCAACGCTGTGCAAGTTAGCAGTGTAGACAAATTTTCTCATCACAGCCAATTTCTGAGTTGACCTCCAAAGAAATTTGGTTCTGGCCTTCCTGACGCGGTTAGGAATTTTCCCGTCAGGGTAACGCTGCAAAAATTTTGTTTCATCAAATCCCTGTCGGCCAATTTCACTGCTTCCTTCTAAAGTCGCATCCCAGTATTCATCTTTCCACGGACAAACCTCTGTTGGAAACAAGTACGCCTGGTCCAATAAATCCTGACAAGCCTCTGCTATTGGTCCTACGTGTATCACCTCTTCTGCAGAAGGCCGCAGGCTCCCAACAATAATGTCTTCCAGATTCGCCATTTTTAGTCCTCCTTATAGTTGAGTACAAAATTTATTAAATTAACTTTTTATGCAAAAATCAAAAAAAACATAGTTTCAAACTAGTTTTAAACTACTGTCACCAAAGTTTGATAAACCGCTGGTAGAAACCCTATCTCCAAGATTTAAGCCTTTACCTTTTCTGCGGTCTTCAGCCTGTACTATTACCAACTTCTGTCACCATCTATCTTTTTGGTGACACCAGTGACAGTGACGCAGTTTGAAAAAAGTTTGGTCATCAGTGAGCATGGATCTCAACGATATCACCCACATGCTGTTCCCTAATTGCTTTAACAACTTGGTCCCAGCCAGTGATAGTCGCGTCGTTTCCCAGCTCATCATCGACAACAGCCGCTGGCTGTTCACACCAGATAACTGCATAGTGATTGCCTGGTCTGACTTCACCAAAGCATTTGATGTTATCGATAGTTACAAATTCCATATAGTTCTCCTTCAAAAGTTAATTAAAAGAGGGGGGGAGAGTGCCCGCTTTCCCCCCCAGTGGTGGCATTGCAGTACCACCACGACACCAGAACCAGTATCGAACTACTTTTTGGAGAACTGATTCAGGTGACATAAAAACTCCTACAACGCTGGTAAATTATTGACTGCATTTATCTTTGCAGCATCAGCTACGCCCAAATATTTCTGTGTGGTGGTTACCTGACTGTGCCCCATAAG